TTATCTCAGCAGCAGTACAATCTGAATTAATACAACAGAAAAGACCTGGAGGTTTACTTGCATAATGGCTACCTTTAATGATGCTACCGTTGGAACTTCTGCTGGAGGCACAACACCTAGTTATGGACAACAAAAAAGATCCGCACCAAATACTAGAACAGTTCGTTTTGCTGATGGTTACGAACATAGAATATTATTTGGATTAGCTGAACATCAAAACCCAAAAATATTTAATTTTACTTTTAATAAAAGTCAGTCTGATGCAGCAAAAATTGAAGAATTTTTAGACGATAAGGCAGGGACAGAAAGTTTTACCTTTACACCACCAGGAGAGGCAAGTTCTTCTCAGTTTGTCTGCGATGCATGGAGTAAGTCAATACCATATTTAAACAGAGCTACAATACAGGCTACGTTTAGAGAGGTGTTTGAACCATGAGTACTGATCCTGTATTTAGTGAAGTTCAAAAGATAAACCCTTCTGCAATAATTGAACTTTTTGTATTGCAACTAGATAACGCTTTACATGGAATTAATGAAGGGATACCTGATATCAGTGAAACTAATATTTATAGATTTCATGCAGGATCAAATTTAAATGCTAATGGAAATATTGTTTTTAGTGGTAAAACCTATCTTAGATTTCCTATAGAAGCTACAGGCTTTGCATATCAACGTGGACAATTACCTCGCCCTAAATTAAGGGTTAGTAATCTTACAGGTTTAATCTCAACGACTTTAGATAGTATAAATAACATAACACCAGGCAACGATCTTACTGGTGCTATTTTTACAAGGATAAGAACAATGGCAAGATTTTTAGACGCTATAAATTTTCCTCAAGACTCTAATGGTAATCATGTAAATCCATTAGGGACACCAGATCCTACGGCAGAGTTTAAACGTCAAATATATACAATAGATAGAAAATCAGCAGAAACAAGAGAAATAGTTGAATTTGAATTGGCAGCTTCCCTAGATATGGCAGGAGTTCGAGCACCAAAGAGACAGTGTACTCGTGCGTTATTTCCTAGTATTGGTACGTTTAATTAATGGACTGGAAACAAGATGCGTTACTTCACGCGAAAGAACAAGATCCAAAAGAATCTGTTGGTCTTCTGTTAAATATTAAAGGTAAAAAAAGATATTACCCTTGTAAAAATTTGGCTATAACAAGTTGCCAAGAATTTATATTAAATCCAGAAGATTATGTCAAGGCAGATAATACAGGTGATATTCTTGCTGTAATTCATAGTCACCCATTAAACCCACCTGTACCAAGTCAAGCAGATAAAGTAAGTTGTGAAGACAGTGGATTACCGTGGCATATTGTTAACCCAAAAACAGAAGAGTGGGGTTATCTTGAGCCATCAGGTTACAAAGCACCTTTACTTGGAAGGCAATGGGTTTGGGGTATTACTGATTGTTGGTCTTTGGTAAGAGATTGGTATAAAGAAACAAAAAATATTGAGTTAAGAGATTGGGAAAGACCATTAACACATGATGAGTTTGTTAATCATCCAATGTTTGAAAGTTGTGCATGGCGAACTGGATTTAGAAAACTTAGGCCAGATGAAAAGTTAGAAAATGGTGATTTAATTTTTATGTCTATTTGTAGTGTAGGACTTAATCATGTAGCAATATTTTTAGATGGAGATGTATTACATCATTTGACCGATAGACTATCTTGTAAAGAACCTTATTCTGAATGGTTGTTAAAATGTACAGGAGGTAGTTATCGTTATGCTTCGTAAAATAAAACTATACGGAAAATTAGCAGAATTTGTTGGTCATAAAGAGTTTGAAGTGCAAGTAGATAGTGTCGCTAAAGCAGTTAGTTTCTTAGTACACAATTTTGAGGGGATTGAAAAACACATGAGTCTTCAAAATTATCATGTAAGTGTAGGTAATTATGATATTGATAAAGATGAAGTTGATTATCCTATTGGAGGGCAAGATATACATTTTGTACCAGCTGTATCAGGAGCAGGATCAGGAGCTAGAAAAATTATTATAGGAGCAATATTAATTGGTATTGGAATTGCAGCACCTGGAACGGGTTTTGCTCTAAATGCTAAACAAGGTGTTGGTTTTTTTGGGGGGAGTTTAGCTGCACAGGCAGCAAATATAGGAGTACTTCTAGCTTTATCAGGTGTTAATCAAATGTTATTTTCGTCAGAAGAACCTACAGATGAAGGAGACCCTAGAATATCCTTTAACTTCTCAGGGGTGCAAAATACTAGTCGTGCTGGGACTAGCCACCCAATCGTTTACGGTGAAATAATCACTGGATCGGTTCTTATTTCAGCAGGGATTGACACTAATCAGGTATCAGTATGACAAATAAAGTTATTAGAGGTGCTTTTTTCGGATTATTTGGTCCACCTAAACCACCTAAACCTTTTAGAGCACCAGATACTCTAAATAGTAAACAGTTTGCAACTTTGCAAGATCTTATATCAGAAGGAGAGATAGAAGGTTTTGCCACACCTTCAAAGGCAGGACTTACAAGAGATACAACTGCCTACAATAATGCATCTTTAAAAGATGTTTTTTTAAACAGCACTCCTGTTTTAAATAAAAATGCAAGCAATACAAATCCACAAATAGCAGACTTTAATTTCAGAGACGTAGAATTTACTTCTCGTTTTGGAACAGCAAATCAACTTCATATTGCTGGAATACAACAATCGCAAAGCCCTTTATCTAATTTTGGTTCTGTTTTATGTTCTAACAGTAATGGTGGTGTCCAAAGAGACATACCAGTTGGGAAAGATGCTGTAAAAGTAACAGTTACTTTCAATCAAATACAGAAAGCTACAGATAAAGGTGATTTAATAGGATCATCAGTCGAATTAAAGATTTCTTTAAAAGTAAATAGTGAGACAAATTATACAGAAATGTTACGAGATACTATAACGGGTAGAACCGCAGATGCTTACTCAAGAGAATATAGAATTAATTTGCCAGATAATTATACTTCTGCAAATATAAGTATTGAAAGGATAACACCTGATCAACCATCAGGAGGCAATACTCAAGATGCTTTTAATGTAAGTCTTATTCAGTTATTAATTGACGATAAACAAACTTATCCAAATAGTGCTTATACAAATATAAGAATAGATTCTGAACAATTTAGTGCCATACCTGATAGGTCGTATCGTATTCGTGGTGTAAAAGTAAGGATTCCAGGGGCATCTGCTTCTGTTGTTTCTGCAACTTATACCCAATCAACAACTGTTGTGACTGTTAATAATAATAATCACGGTTTGTCTATTGGCGAATCAGTAGTATTTACAGCTACATCTGGTGGTGGAGTAAATGGTACTTTTGTAATCCAAACTGTTCCTGATGTAAATTCATTTACTTTAACTTCAAGTACTTCGCAAACCGTAACAACATCAAACTGTACATTTGCTACAACTCCAAATGTTGATATAGCTACAGGAAGAATACGTTATCCAAATGGATACATTTTTAATGGAACGCTGGGTGCTGCTGTTTGGTGTTCATGTCCTGCCATGATACTTCTTGATCTATTAACTACTGAAAGATATGGATTCGGTACACATATAAAAGACACTAATCTTGATTTATTTAGTTTTATTTCAGCTAGTAAATATGCAAATGAATTAGTAAGCGATGGGTCTGGTGGTGAAGAAGCAAGATTTAGTTGCAATGTAAATATCCAAGGTTCTACCGAGGCATTTAAGTTAATAAATGAGTTAGCTGGAGTAATGAGATGCTTTCCAATTTGGTCTGAAGGTTCTATTTTTTTATCTCAAGACAGACCAACCGATCCAACATATTTATTTAGTTTGGCAAATGTAGGTGAGGGTGGTTTTGTTTACTCAGGTAGTAGTTTAAAGCAAAGAAACACAGTAATAAATGTTAGTTATTTTAATATGGATAGCAGACAAATAGATTATGAAGTTGTTGGAGATAATGTTAGCGGTCCTAATGCTTTGCAAGAAGATATTAATAGACAGGCAAAATTAGGAATTGTAAAAAAAGATATTAAGGCTTTTGCTTGTACTTCAAGAGGACAAGCAATAAGGCTCGGAAAAGCAATACTTCTAAGCCAACAAGAGGAAACTGAGACAGTTACCTTTACAACATCAATAGACTCTGGAGCGGTTGTAAGACCTGGGTCTGTAATTTCTATTAATGATCCAGTAAAGGGTGAAAAGCGCAGAAGTGGTCGTATCAAGTCTGTTAATACTCAGAAAACTCAAATAACAGTAGATAATGTAAAAGATCTTAGTACCTTTACAGGTATAAATAAAAAATGCAGTGTGATATTACCTGATGGATCGGTTGAAACAAAAGATATACTCAGCATTACAAGTGGAGTTATCAGTTTAGATTCTGCTCTGTCTTCAACACCTAATGTAAATAGTATTTGGCTTGTTCAAAGTAATACGTTAGAAGCTCAAACTTTTAGAGTATTAACTGTTGAGGAAAAAGATGGTATTAATTTTACAATTACAGCTTTAAAATATAATTATAATTATGTAACAGGAGAGAGTCCAAAATATGATGCAATAGATTCGATGCAAGGTATTACTTTACCTTCGAGAAGTATTTCATTATTAAATGAATTAAAACAACCACCATCAAACTTACAAGCATCAGAAAGAATTGTTGTTATAAATGCTCTAGCTGTCTCAAAGTTAATATTGTCTTGGGTTCCCGTTACAGGTGTTAGTCAGTATCTTGTTCAATATAGATTTAACAGTACTAACTGGATAAGTGAAGTTGTGATTCGACCTGACTTTGAATTATTAAATTCTGAAGTTGGCAGTTATGAATTTAAAGTATTTTCTTATAACTCAGGTTTAAAGCTTTCAGCAACTTCTACTGATCTTACTTTTAATGCTATAGGTAAAACAAATGCACCTGGTAACGTTCAAAATCTTACATTAGAACCTATAACTAATAAACTTGTTAGGCTTAGATGGTCTGAAGCTGTAGATCCAGATGTAATTCATGGAGGAAAAGTTTATGTAAGACACTCAAATAAAACAGACGGTAGTGGTAGTTTCCAAGATTCTCTTGATTTAGTGAAAGCTTTAGCTGGTAATACTACAGAAGCAGTAGTGCCAAATTTGGAAGGAGAATACATTCTAAAATTCAGAGATGACCAGGGGCTATTTAGTGAAGGAGAAACCTCTATTATTTTAGACGCACCCGATTTAATAGATAGTCAACAGATATTTACTGATAGAGAAGATACAGACTCTACACCATTTGCAGGAGATAGAAGTAACGTAACTATATCGGGAGGTGCTTTAGAATTAGATGACCCTTCTACAAATTTAACAGGCACTTATACTTTTGCTAACATTTTAGATTTAGGTGCTGTATTTTCTCTAAATGTAAAACGATTAGTACAAGCTATAGGATTTGTTGTGGGCAATGCAAGTACAATAGATGCTTTAATACCAACTGGAACATTATGGGATGACTATGCTCAAGATGGTAACTTTGATGGAGCAGATATTAATGATGTAAGTGCTTTT